CACCCAAAAGGAAGTATAATGACTTTCTAGCATACGTCTATGTGACCTTTGATAAAAAAATCTCATCAAGCAAGGCAGATAAGATTATAGATAAATATATAAAAATGAGGAATAGTGTCCTCAGTTACATTGTTACAAACGAAAAATCTATAATTAAACAACTGAACAAGTAATGAAGAGTTTCTTCCAATTTTTATTTGAGACTGCATCACAACAGGCCGCAAGATTGGGTCTGAAAGGTGATGGTCATGGTGGATGGTATGATAATAACGGAGAGTTTGTTGCGAAGACGGAGAAAGGATCTCTAAAGTTTTATAATAAGAGACAGAGAGTAGGACAACAGGATCCTCCATCAACCGATAAAGAAAAGAAACTTTCACAAACAACATACGAAAAGCAACCGGCACAAGAACCGACTCAACAAAAAGCAGCAGCACCAGAACAACCTGCCGCACAAGATGCTCCTGCACAAGAAGGACCACCACCAGTAGAAAAAACGAAGGGAACACTGACAGTTACATTTGGTCGTTTTAATCCACCAACAACAGGACACGAAAAATTATTAGATAAGGTTGCCGCAAGTTCTGATGAAGGTGATTATATTATTGTACCTTCACGCAGTCAGAATAAGAAAAAAAATCCATTAGATCCTGATACAAAGGTTTCAGTAATGAGACAGATGTATCCGACTCATAGTGAGAAGATTGTAAATGATCCTGCGAATAGAACAATTTTTGATGTTCTGAAGAAGGCACATAATGATGGATATACAAATGTAAGAATTGTTGGTGGTGGGGATAGAGTTCAGGAATTTGAGAGATTATCGAATGATTATAACGGAAAACTTTATGCCTTTGATAATGTAGAGGTTCTTTCTGCTGGAGATAGAGATCCTGATGCAGAAGGAACAGAAGGAATGTCTGCATCAAAGCAAAGAAAGGCAGCAGCAGAAGGAGATTTTGCAGCATTCCGTAAAGGTGTTCCTTCTACGATGAATAATAAGCAAACAAAAGACCTTTATAATACTCTTCGTGCTGCGATGCAAATCAAAGAAGGATGGAATATGTGGGAGATTGCTCCTAAGTTTGATTGGAAAAGTCTTCGTGAAAACTTTATCAAGAATAAAGTTTATGCCGTTGGTAGCATAGTAGAAAATCTTAATACAGGATTAGTTGGTAAGATTATTCGTCGTGGAACTAACTACCTGATTTGTGTCACCGAAGATAATATTATGTTTAAGTCTTGGATTAAAGATGTATCCGAATCAGTAACTAATAGTAATGCACCTTCTGGTGTTCCTGCCGATCAAAGACTTGTAGGAACTGATGCTCATAGAAAGTATGTGGAGAAAATGGTTCCCGGAAGTGAATGGGGCAAACAATTTATAAATAAATATAGAAAAAAGTAAGAGTTATTAGATTTTCCAATGAGTAACCATATTTTTGAAGAAGGACCTCGTAGAGGTCATGCTGCCGGAAATTCGAGTATTGAGCAACAAGCATCTCAACTCACTTCTGATATCAAATATAAGGCAAGACAAAAAATGAAAGGAACTTCGGGATCTAATATGAGTCCCGGACAAGTTCAGCAACTTTATAGGCAACTTCTTGGATCTTCTACTGCTCCTGGTGGAGTCAAGGCAATTGTGAAGAAGAAATTATTTAAAGAACAGATTGATACTGGTGTTGTTCCTGTATCTGAACATGTAAAAGACTCTTCGTCTTATGTTTATTCTAGAGTTTTTTCTGAGGCAGAAGAAAGAAAATTTGTAGTAAGAGTTACAGATAGAGAAACTGGTAACACATCATATAGAAAAGCAGATCGTGCTAAGATCTCAGAACTGAGAGCAAATAAGAATATTTCTTCTGTTGAGATTACTGGACGTAAAGAAGTTGATGATGCTTATAAGGGTGATCCAAAACCAAATTATGGTGGTAAGAAGGCAAAGAAAGATTATGATGGTGATGGTAAGATAGAATCTGGGACCGCAGAATATATGGGTTCTAGAGACAAAGCCATTAAAAAGTCGATGGCAAAAGAAGAGTATATTGATGAGGCACCTTATCAAGTAATGGGTTCTCCTGATGGAAAAAAAGAGAAAAAGATTGGTAAACCAGTAAAGAGTAGAAAGTATGCTGATTCAAGAGCAGCAGAACTTGCTGATACTCACAAGACAACTGGTGGTCAGTATCGTTCTAAGTATGTTGAAGAAGTCATCTATGAGAAAGATGATAATGGTGAGAAAAAACTTGATGTAATGAAGAAGGGGAAGAATAATGTAAAGATTAATCCAAGTCTTGGTGAGAGTATTCGTGCCGAACTTGATTTACTGAAGGCACAAAAAATTGCCGAACAGGATGCTTCTATGAAGCAGCAAGATGATGAAAAGAAGAAAGAGCAACTTGCCGCACAGCAGGGTAAGAAAGATAAGATGATGAAGATGAGAATTCTTCAGAATAAAATGAGAGCAGTTAGAGGTGGTGCAGAAATCGCAGCATCTCATAAATTGGAAGGTGATACTATTGTTGAAGGTGAAGGCATGATGCGTTATTGTCCAAAGTGTGATAAGGATGAGACGAGAGATGAGTGTAAGTATGGTGGAGAATACTGGGATGAAAACTCCAAACCTGCAAAGAATGAAGAAGATCCAAGATCAATGCCTACTAAAATTAATCTTGCCAAGAACAAGTTGAGAGCAATGGGTCTTAAGATGTCTTATGATATGGAAGGTGATATGGTTGAAGAAACCGAAGATTCACTGAAGGATCGACAATTAGAACGTGGTGGTATGGGTGCTAGAAGGAGACCCCAAAAACCAATTAGTAACACACCCAATACATTTGGTAAGAAGAAACCTGCAGGTGGTCCATCTGCACTTGAAAGAGTAAAGGCAAGCATCACTGCCAAGTATGGTCAGGGTGCTATTATGGATACTAAGAAAAAGTAATGCCTGCAGTATCACAAAAACAACAGAAGTTCTTTGGAATAGTTCGTGCCATTCAAAAAGGAGAAATGGCACCTACGACTCCTGAGACTGCGAAGGCAGCTGCTGATATGAACAACAGTGATGTAAAGGATTTTGCATCAACCAAACATAAAGGTCTTCCTGAGAAGAAAAAAGTTCAGGAAAAAATAGACTATGCCGATACTAAGCAAATGAAAAAATTTGCCGATGAAAAGAAAAAGTTTGCCAAGTCAGATCAAAGAATGAAGTTTGGTAAATTTTACGATAAGGCTAAAGAAGCAAAAGATAGATTGCGTCCTGGTGAAGTTAAAAAGTTAGTTAATGGTAAGTGGGTATCAAATAAAGATTAAATCTGCTATATAGTTTAGACTTCTGGTTTAAACCATGTTAGCATTTTTACTTCCACTAGCATCAAAAATTATTGGTGATGCAGTTTCTAAAGTTCCTGATAATGAGGAACTGGGTGAGAAACTTGTAGAGATTTGTCTTGTCATTCTTTCTAAAGCAGTTAAGTTAACCAAAACTGATATGGATGATCAACTTCTTGAAGTAGTTTCAAATGCTATTAAAGCAAGAGAAACTGAATAATATAAATATCATTATAAAAAGAATTATAAGGTAATAGAAACATGTCACTTTGGGGTAATAAAGATTTAGTATATGATGCTGGAACAATTGCGGTCAATTTGACTTCTAAAATTGCAACTGGTGCAGTTGGTGTTGTCACATTTACTACTTCTGGTATTAGTACTGGAGATGTTATAACTGTTGGTACTGGAGCAACCTATGGTTATGCAGTCGTAAGTGGATTTACATCTACAACAATTTCTATTGCAGATACTGCTAATTTTGTTTCTGGATTAACAACAGTTCCTGCAGGAACCACATATTTTGTATCACAAGAACCAATTTACACACTTGGTGATTCTACTTATGATGCACCAGAATCAAAGACAACTGGTTTCTCCACAAGTCCAGTATTCACTGGAGTATTTGGAATAGATGAAATTGAAGCAGGAATTGCTGCAACAACAGCATATGCTGTTGCTCATTCTGGTTGGGTTGGAATCACATCTTACATTGATATGCACGGAAACTTGAGAGTCAAATCTGAGGTATTAGTTGCTGGTGGAATCTTAACCACATCTGATGCTCCAGATGACGGTCCTTTCCCAGATAGTTGATAATGTAGTATGAGATTTGAAGAGTTGAATGAGAGTAATTATTTACTCTTTGCTATAAAATTCTATAATAATCCCCAGGCAGTCACGAAAGATGACTTTGAAGATGACTTAAAAAGAATTAAGTACATCAAGAGATTATTGAAAAGATATAAAAACACTGGGGAATTAAAAACTCATCTCATATTAAATCATCTAACAGTCTTGTTTAATGTTTTTGATGATGCTACAGTTCCTTTATTATTCTATAATCTTGAAGATGATCTTTGGGCATGTATAAAAAGTTTTTTTGTATTTTTAAATAGGATACCCGAATATCCTAAAACTATAATAAGTGAAATTGAAACAGATAATTATTGCTTAGAACAATTAAAAGAACTCTAATGAATATTGATAGGGTTATTTCTAAAATTAGAAACCTAAAAGAAACACCTACTAATAATATTAGTGGTGGAGATATTGGAACGTATGATAAGTTTCTATTTCCTCCTTCTGAAGATTTACTATCGCAAGATTATCAGACACCCGGAGAATCTGGTCAGGCAAAGTGGAGATTTTCTGATGTCTATCCAGTCCAAAAGTTATCATTATCAGATATAGATAATATGGTAGATGCTTCAAAGGAGTTTACTAACGTTATGGACGATAGAAGATTATCAAATATAATGAATATGGCCCGATCTATTAGAGAAGAAGCAATTGCTAATTCTGTTGGAGATGGTAGTGGTGTTGCAGGATTGACTGGAGAACCTCCTGTGAATTTGAAAAAGAAAAAGAGACCTACTATTATCGCCAGAGGTTTGATGCCTGGAGCAAGAAAACGATGGAGTGGTGGAGAAATCTAATGCTTTCTAACAACTCAAAAGTTGCTGTATTAGAATCAAAACTTGATATGTATGAGGAACTCTCAAGAGAGATGCTTTCCAAATTAGAATCTGCAGTAGAAAAAATATCTGAAGGGAATAATCGTATTGCTCAAATTCTGACGAAGCACGATGAAAGAATTGAGCAAAGTATGAAGACTGATGGTTTGATTATTAAGATGATTGACGAATTAAAAGATACGGAAGAAAAAAATAGTAGAATTCTACACGAAAGAATAGATAAAATACAGGTAGAGATAAAAGCATTTTCAAAGTTTAGATGGCAGGTAGGAGGAGTTCTAGTGGTCTCTGCACTGCTCATAGGTGCCGGTAGTAGAATTGCACCTTTGTTCTTGACTCAGACCCCACAGCAGGTTATAATAGATCCAGTAAGGTAGTGTCCATACATAATGGATTTAGTTGACTCCAAGTATATTGGACTGGTATCTTCTCGTCTCCAGAAGTTTAAGAGAGTTAAGGATAATCTCTACAACTTTCGTTGTCCTATTTGTGGTGACTCGCAGAAGAATAAGAATAAGACACGGGGATATATCTATCAAGTAAAGAATAATACTAACTTCAAGTGCCATAATTGTGGTGCAAGTATGTCTTTCAATAATTTACTAAAGGAGATTGATGTAAATCTTCATAAGCAATATACTCTTGAGAAGTTTAAGGAAGGTCATACTGGTAGAAACTTTGTTGTGGAAGCACCAAAGTTTGAATTTGTAAAACCAGTATTTAAGAAATCTATTGATCTTCCAAAGGCATCTACAAATTCTTTTGCTAGTGAATATCTAACAAAACGTAAGATAGATCCAGATAAGTTTTATTATGCTGATAAGTTCATGGAATGGACGAATACGCAAAAACAAACTTTCGACACCATCAAGAAGGATGAGAGTCGCATCGTGATACCAATGTATGATGAGAATAAAAATCTCATTGGATTTCAGGGAAGAGCACTGGGAAAATCATTCACTAAATATATCACTGTGATGTTGGATGAGGAAGCACCGAAGGTTTATGGACTTGAAAGTATCAATAAAAAATTATCTATCTATGTGGTCGAAGGACCCTTTGACAGCACTTTCATCACTAATAGTGTCGCTTTGTGTGGTAGTGATGGTGACTTGGGTTATCTTAAGGGAAGCAACATTATTTTTGTTTACGATAACGAACCCCGCAATAGAGAAATTGTTAGAAGGGTTGAAGGATGTATCGATAGAAATGAAAAAGTCGTCATCTGGCCAAATAACATAGTTGATAAAGATATCAATGACATGGTTCTTTCTGGACATGATGTCATGTCTGTGGTAGAATTGAATACCTATTCAGGACTAGAAGCAAAAATTAAATTTAACAATTGGAAAAAGATATGACCAACGGAACAAAGGTAACTAAAAGAAATGGAAATAGTGAACCTCTCGACTTAAATAAACTACATGTAATGGTAGAAGAGGCATGTAAAGATCTTGCTGGTGTATCTGCAAGTCAGGTTGAGATTCAATCTGGTATTCAGTTTTATGATGGTATTACAACAGATGAGATTCAGGAGATTCTAATTCGTTCTGCATCAGACTTAGTAAGTTTAGATAATCCTAACTATCAGTTTGTTGCCGCACGTCTTCTTTTGTTTGCCGTTCGTAAACAACTGTATGGTCGTATGCACGAAACACCAACAGTAAAAGAGCAAGTTGAGCAATGTGTTGCTAAAGAAGTTTATGATGCAGAAATACTTGATCTGTATTCTGATGAAGAGTTTGATAAACTTCAGTCCTTTATTGATCATGATCGGGACTACTTGTTTACTTATGCAGGTTTGCGTCAAGTCTGTGATAAGTATCTTGTGCAGGACAGGAGTAATGGTAAGGTATATGAGACTCCACAGTTCATGTATCTTCTGATTGCCGCAACCATATTCTCTAAATATCCAAAGGAAACGAGACTAGATTACGTTAGGAAATATTACGATGCAATCTCAAGACACAAAATCAACATTCCCACACCTATCATGGCAGGAGTGCGAACTCCACTTCGACAATTTGCTAGCTGTGTTCTTGTTGATGTTGATGACACCCTCGATAGCATCTTTAGTTCTGATATGGCTATCGGCAAATATGTTGCACAAAGGGCGGGAATCGGTATCAACGCAGGTCGAATCCGTGGCATCAACAGTAAAATCAGAGGCGGAGAAGTGCAGCACACAGGTGTTGTTCCATTCCTCAAAAAATTTGAAAGCACTGTCAGATGTTGTACTCAGAATGGCATTCGCGGTGGATCGGCTACGGTACACTTCCCAATCTGGCACATCGAAATCGAAGACATCCTAGTTCTTAAGAACAATAAGGGTACAGAAGACAACCGAGTGAGGAAACTTGACTACTCAATCCAAATTTCAAAACTTTTCTACGAACGTTTCATTAAGAATGGGGAGATTAGCTTATTCTCACCGAATGACGTACCGGGCCTCTATGATGCTTTTGGTACTGATGCATTTGACGCTTGCTATGTGGACTATGAATCAGATCAGTCTATTCCAAGAAAGACTATCGGGGCACAAGAATTATTTTTCGATCTTCTGAAAGAACGTGCCGAAACTGGTAGAATTTATATCATGAATATTGACCATTGCAATTCTCATTCATCCTTTATGGATAAAGTTGAGATGAGCAACCTATGTGTTGCGGGTGATACAAAGATTGATGTACGAATTACTACTTCTAAAAAAGTTGATGGTAATACAACAGAAACAACTCGTCTCCCTCCTCTTGTATTTGAAATACAACAACTTGGAGAATTTATTCAAGAAGGTCTTCCTTTGGAGTGTGTAGAAGTTCTTTCTTATGATCTTGATGGAGATCCATCTAAAGCACTTGATTATAATCAAATTACCGCATTTGCTCAAACATCACCAAAAGCAAAAGTAATGAGAATTACTGATGAAGAAAGTGGTAAGAGTATTGTTGTTACTCCAGATCATAAAGTTTATACCAAAAATCGTCGATATGTAATGGCAAAGCATCTTAAAGAAACTGACATTCTAAATATTATTTGATTTTTATAGGGAGTGTAATGTCTATATTTTATAAATAGTTATGAGATTACACCTCCTATTATGAAAACATATATTGTGTATAAAATTACCAATAAGAAAAATAGAAAATCTTACATAGGAAAAACTGAATACTCTTTGGAGCATCGTTGGAATCGTCATTTATCATCAGCAAGAAACGGTTCTAAATTTAGATTTCATTCTGCTATTAGAAAATATGGTGAAGATTGTTGGGACTTATCTGTGATTGAAACCTATCAAACAGAAGATGAAAACATTATTAATGAAAAAGAAACACACTTTATTAAACTTTTTGAAAGTGATACTAAAAAAGGATATAATGCCACTTCAGGTGGAACTGGTGGTTGGATGCTTCCCAGATGCTCACAGGAGGTTCAGGAAGAGTGGAGAAACAATATTTCTATAAGAACTACTGGTCGCAATAATCCAAACTATTCAGGACTCATTGATGAACAACTTATTGAAATTGGAGTAAAGTTTACTAAAAAGTATGGGTTTATTGGTGGCAGAAAAAGAATAGTTGAGTTTGCTTTTAATGAATTGAATGTAAAATTCCCAAAACATTTTTCTAAAAATAGATTTGGAGGAAACCATCAAAACTTTTATAAATGTATTGAAAATGAAACTGGATTGGTGTATAATCCTTATTATAGAGACGAAACTCAAAGAAAACTTGCTAAACAACTTTTAGAACAAAACAGGAGAAAAAATGCTAAAGATTGAATATCTCGAAGAAGAAATTCCCGTTTACGATATTACCGTAAAAGGAACACATAATTTCTTTGCAAATGACATTCTTGTCCATAATTGCCAAGAAATCACTCTTCCTACTAAACCTTTACAGCACATTGATGATGAAAATGGTGAAATTGCTCTGTGTATCCTTTCTGCTATTAATGTTGGTAAAATTAGGGATCTTGAAGATCTTGATGTTCTTTGCGATCTTGCTGTCAGGAGTCTTGATGAACTCATTGATTTTCAGGGATATCCCGTCAGAGCAGCAGAGATTGCCACAAGAGCACGTCGTTCGTTAGGTATTGGTTATATCGGACTGGCACATTACCTTGCCAAGAATGGGCATAGGTATGAAGATCCTGAAGCATGGAAGTCTGTTCATGACTTGTCTGAAGCATTCCAATATTATCTCATTCAGGCAACTGTTAATCTTGCAAAAGAAAAAGGTGCATGTGAATACAGTCATCGCACTAAGTATGGTAATGGAATTCTTCCGATTGATACATATAAGAATGAGGTTGATGAAATAGTTCCAAATGATCTTCACTATGATTGGGAGAGTCTTAGGGCACAAGTTAATCAATACGGAGTTAGGAACTCAACATTGTCCGCACAGATGCCTTCAGAGAGCAGTTCCGTTGTGTCAAACGCAACAAATGGAATCGAACCACCTAGAGGATACTTGTCCATTAAGAAGTCCAAAAAAGGACCTCTTAAGCAGATTGTTCCACAATACGGAACTCTGAAGAACAATTATGATCTTCTTTGGGAGATGAGATCCAATAAAGGATACATTAATATTGTTGCCGTAATGCAAAAGTTTTTTGATCAGGCAATTTCTGGCAATTGGAGTTACAATCCGGAACATTATCCCAATAATGAAATCCCAGTGTCTATCATGGCACAGGATCTACTAACTACATACAAGTACGGATGGAAGACATCCTACTATCAAAATACATACGATATCAAGACTGACGAAATGGATGATTCCAATGAGTCACTTGATAGTTTAATTTCTCAAATAGAAACCGAAGAGGAGGAAGACTGTGAGTCTTGTAAGATTTAAGACAAATAATGAGGAGAGACCATTGGTCGATTCTATGACCGTGTTCAATGCAGAAGAGGTAGACACTAAAAAGCAACCAATGTTCTTTGGAAAACCATTAGGTATTCAAAGATACGATTCTTACAAGTATCCAATTTTTGACAAACTTACAACGCAACAACTGGGATATTTCTGGAGACCTGAAGAGGTATCCCTACAGAAAGACCGTGCGGACTATCAGACATTACGCCCTGAGCAAAAGCACATTTTTACCAGCAATCTTAAGTACCAGATCATGCTGGATTCTGTACAAGGGCGTGGTCCTGGGATGGCTTTTATCCCTTACTGTTCATTACCTGAATTAGAGGCATGTATGGAGGTCTGGGGGTTCATGGAGATGATCCACAGTCGTTCATATACTCATATCATTAAGAACGTTTATTCAGACCCTTCAGATGTGTTTGACCACATTCTGAATGATGAACGCATTGTTGAACGTGCAATGAGTGTGACTGAAGCATATAATGATTTTATTAATGCAGCACATCATTATGATAGTAGTAATGATTGGCAACACGCATTAGAAGGAGTCTCTTATGCACAACTTTCAAGATATGAACTCAAACGCAAACTCTTCAAAGCAGTTGCGAATGTTAATATCCTTGAAGGTATCCGATTTTACGTATCATTTGCTTGCAGTTTTGCTTTTGGTGAACTCAAACTTATGGAAGGAAGTGCAAAAATCATCTCCCTGATTGCCAGAGATGAGAATCAACATCTTGCCATTACTCAGAATATTCTGAAGAAGTGGAGAGAAGGTGATGATCCTGAGATGGCACAAATCTTCAAAGAAGAAGAGCAGTGGCTAATCAATACTTTTGAGAAAACTGTAAATCAAGAAAAACTTTGGGCAGAGTATCTGTTCAAGGATGGTTCGATGATTGGTCTGAATGATAAACTGCTCCAGCAGTATGTGGAATGGATTGCCAATCGTAGAATGAAATCAATTGGACTTAAACCGATCTATGACGTACCCGCAAAGAATAACCCACTCCCCTGGACGGAACATTGGATTTCGTCGAAGGGTCTTCAAGTTGCTCCTCAAGAAACGGAAGTTGAATCTTATATCGTCGGAGGAATCAAACAAGATGTTACCGAAGATACATTTGCAGGGTTCTCCTTGTAAAGGAAATTGTAAGTGCAACTGTGTAAAAACTGAAGATGCACTAGAGATGTATAGAGAAGCAGCAAAATCCGATGCTTTTCTATTTGGTGATTATGATGGTTATGAAGCATATACTAAGGACTCCTAAGGGAGTCCTTTTTTTTATAAATATCCTTATAAAGGGTAATTTAGAATTAAGATGAAATCTTTATCGCAGTCTGATTATGGACTAATTCGAAGTTTATATCAGGATGTTTATGCTCCTGATATTGCAGAAAGTATTTTAGATGAATTTACTGATGAAGATCTTGATGATCTTACAGATGAATATATCGAAGAGCAAGTAATAGAATTCTTCCAAGAGTGCTTGGAAGAAGGATTAGATATTGATATTGTAGAGCAAACGATTTGTGAGTCTGTTGATACCGAGTTAGAAATTCTTACTGAGGTTACAAATCCTGCACAAGTTGCTGCAATGAGAATGAGGGATAAAACCTCTGCAGCATCTGGAGAAGGTCAGAAATCAGACAGAGATGCTGGAGCAGCTGCTAGAGCAAAACTCAAAGTATCTAAGCAAAAAGTTGGAAGTGCTTCTCCCGAAAAGAAAGCATCAAAACTTTCACAAATTAAAGGTGCAGTTAAGAAAGTAGGTCAGGCAGCAAAAGGTGGTATAGGTCTTGCTACAAGAGCAGTAGGAACTGCAGTGAGAGCAGGTAGTGCAGTCAAGAGTGCTGCTAAGAAAGGATATGAGAGAGGAAGACAAGGTTCTGGTGGAGGTTCTTCAAGTTCTTCTTCTGATAGTGGAAGTTCTTCATCATCAGGCACTGGTTCTTCTAGTTCTTCTGACAGTGGAAGTTCTTCATCATCAGGCACTGGACCATCTTCCAGTTCTTCTAGTGGTGGTGGATCGTCTTCTGCGACACCTAAGAAGAGAAAGGATGGTCTTCTGAAGAGAGGACTTAAGAAGGTCGTCAGAGGCATTACAAAAGGTGTTTCTGCTGCTGCTGGTGCAGTTAAGGCAGGTGCTGATTCACTTACAGATAGAGCAAGGAAAGAGGATATGAATTACAACAAAGAACTCGCAACAATCAAAGAACTTTATAGACAAGTTTGTAATCATCAAGAAGAAGAACCTGAGCAACTTGATGAAGCAGATTCACTTGCTGCAATGCAAGCAAGAAGAGAAAAGCGTCTTGCCGCACAAAGAAAACGTGAAGGCACTAACGACAAGGGAAAAGACTTTGGTCATGACTATGTTGCGAAGAGAAGGGAAGATAATATGAAAAAAGAAGAAGTTGAAGAGTATATTGATTTCCTTATTACTGAAGGATATGATTGCTCTGACCTTACCTGGAATGATATGTATGAGGAGTATGAATCTTTAGATGAAGGTTTACGTTCTGCAGTAAAGAGACTTCTTGGTGGGAAAAAGAAAGAAGAACCAGCAAAACCAATGAGTAGAGGTGACGAACTTCGTAAAAAGTATAATGTTGGTCCAGAAAGGTCTGATACTTCTGCTAAAGCTCAAATTCTTAAGAAGACCCGTGCAAAAGCAGAGAGTGATCAAAAAGAATTTGGTGGTTCACGTTATTCTAAAGGTGTTGCAGATAGATCAAAAGCAGCACATGAACGTCAATTGAAAGGTGGTTATAGTAAGTATGGTGCTGATGATGCGAGAGGCAGTGGTAACAAAGCACGCAAACGTGCCGCAGCTTTAACTAAAGAAGAACTCGAAGCAACCGGTCTCTTTACTGTGAAAGAGATTGAAGCACTTGTGGAGTCAGAGAATGTTGATGAGGCAATGAGTTCTTATGATCGCAATCGTAAGAGAGCAGCACAGAGAGCAGCAGATAGAAATGCTGCGAGAGCTGCTGGTAAGACTGGTGTAGTTCCTGGTGTAGGTTATGTAACCCCTAGAAGGGAGAAAGAAACTTATACTGACGAGAAAGGAACCGTCCGTCATAAGTCTGGTGCTAAGAACGAAGAATTTGAGCAACTTGATGAAGTCTCTGATAGAAAAGTTAGAGCAGTGAGAGATGCTCGTGAAAAGCAGTGGAATAAGCAGTTTGGTAAAAATCGTGTTAAAGACCCAACAGATGATATGACTGATAAAGTCGATAAGTTGATTGACCAGAGAAACAAAAGAACTGGGTCTAAAGTGAAAAAGACTACTATGGGTCAGTTAACAGACAAACATAGGAAAGAAGAACTTGAATTAGATGAGAACCGTCGTGCTGCCAGTGCTGCTGGTGGTTACAAAGATGACTCTAAGAAGCAAACTGATCCTTCTAAGGCAGGTTTCACCGGTATTTCTAATAGTATAGCAGATATCATGAAGCAGAACAAAGAGATTGAAGCACGTAAGAAAAAGTGATATAAAACTCACATAATATTCCAAGGGGGCTTGACAAGTCTCCTTTTTTTATGTAGACTAGGTTTGTCCCCGTTAAAGATAAATAATAGCTCATTGAGTTCTATACAATGAGTTATGAGAATTCTTGGATATACAATAATGAACCTTTTGAGTCTGATGCTATTGGGAACTACTTTGGTTTTGTTTACTGTATTACCAATAAGACCACCGGTAGAAAATACCTTGGAAGGAAATACTTTTGGTCATTCAGAACCCCACCAGGAAAAAAGAGAAAAGTAAAACAAGAATCTGATTGGAAGAAATATTATGGTTCTTGTCCTGAGTTGAAGGAAGATATAAAAAGATATGGCAAAGAGTTCTTCAGTAGAGTAATACTAAGTCTTCATGAGAAGAAGGGAGATTGTAACTTTGAGGAGACCAAGCAGTTGTTTCTAAATAATGTGCTATCAGAGGCACTTGACAACGGAGCACCAGCATACTATAATAGCAACATTCTCGGCCGTTACATGCGGAAAGATTATGGAAATTTTGGAAAAGACTCTACAGGTGACTCATGAGTGGGCAGTTGACAGACTGCACATTCTCTGTGACATGAAGACGGATGATGTGCTAAAATCTGTAGAAGATGCTCATGCGATCCAGTCAGAGTTTGCCGAATGGTTAGACCCTAATCTTGAGGATCATGAAATCTACTCACTCGAATATCTTGGAGACAATGATTAAAGCATTTTTTGGAATTGGAGTTCTTGCAAGTGTATTTGCAATTCCTTCCCCACCAGAACCTGAACAAGTCAAAGTAACGCAGGAACCAGAACCTCTAGAGGAAATTCTTATTGAAGAAGAGACTTGGAAATGTCCTAGTTGTACACCTAACGAAAAAGTTGTTCTAGCAGCACTACAGGAGCACACAAAGATCTCTGATCGTAATGCTCTTGCTACAATCATGGGAAACATTCAGCAAGAATCTAAATTCATTGCTAATATCTGTGAGGGTGGTGCTCGTGTTACTTATGAAAATTGTTTGAGAGGTGGTTATGGATTAATTCAGTGGACTTCTATCAATCGATATAGAGGACTTGGAAACTTTGCAGTGAAGTATGATTGCAATCCAAGTGAATTAGATTGTCAGGTCCGTTGGATGATTAATGAACCTATCTTCCAAAGAGTTCTTCCACAATTTGAAGGTGGTGGACAAACGGTATCTTATTACATGAGACCCGCATACTACTGGTTAGGGTGGGGTATCAAAGGTAATAGAGAACTTTATGCATATGACTACACTAAGAAAATGGTATGGGCATGATTAAAAAACTTAAATCACTTTTTATTAAAAAAACACCAAAAGTAGAATGTTTGATTGATGACTTGGAAGCACCATTATTTGAATGTGGGTCAGGACATTTTACTCAAGGATATGGTTCTTTTGTAGGGCAGTTTGCTCCTAAGTATTTAAAAGATGATCCCTGGTTTGGTCCGGCAGTTTTATCCGAACCTCAAATGACTGTCAAAGAAGCATATGAACATGCAGTATCTGACAGACAACTCTTACATGAAAATGAGACAGTAGAACCAAAAGATATTCATGAAGTAATATATAATATTGCTACTAGTCATGGGAAAACTACGACGCAACTTGACCCCACTCCACAATTTGGAAGTGGTTCTGAGAACTTTCAGGAAGGTTGGCAATCTGGAACTGGTTGGGAGCAATTTAGATGATTGATGATTGGCGTTATAGTGAACAGAAGTTGAAACTTCGTGAGTCTGCACTTAAAGTTCTTCTCACTAAATATGGTAGTCAACTAAAAGAATCATTGCCCGAATACAGTAATCAATCAATGTATGAATGTACTCATGATTGGGTATCGCAAGGTAATGTAAATACTAATGGCATTATTAAATACTTTGAGGCATATTATAGATGAAAAAACTTTTACTATCTCTTCTCGGATGTGCCGTGCTGACTGGAACAGCATATGCTGGAGATGAAAAAATAACCAGAGGATACAATAGTAATGATTCTTTAGGATGCATGATGTTACGGGAATGCACCGATAATGTTCAAAGAATCTCAAGTATCAAAGATATTCAAGATAATTATCCCAACTCTGATTATTCTGCTGTTGCTACTGAGTTTAATGAGATGTTGGACTCCCTTGATAAAATCGGAGTTATGGTTTTTCTAGGAGATCAGAAATATTTTCCGATAGGTAATCGTGGTGTTTATCATACTGTAAGTAATAACTTTTTTCTGAATGATGCATTTATGGGTAGACAATCTACATTGATGAGTGTGGTTAGACATGAAGGATGGCACGCTGCACAAGATTGTATGGCAGGAACAATTAATAATTCACTGATTGCTATTATTCTTCCTGAGGATGATGTTCCTTCTATTTGGAGAGAAATTGCCGAAAAAACTTATCCAAAATCTGTTGTTCCTTGGGAAGCAGAAGCATCATGGGCAGGAAGAACTGAAAATATGACTGCTGATGTTCTTGCAGCATGTGCTACTGGTAAGATGTGGGAAATTTATGAACCGACTCCTTTGACCCGTAAGTACTTAGTGGAAGAAGGTTACATTACTAAATAATATCATCCTAAACAGATAACCTGCCAAGAAGAGTTTTGTGAAACCTCTTGTGTTATAATGGTGAACTCTTTGTTGGATAACAAAATTTAAGTATGACATCTTTAACTAGAGATATACTAATTAAGACTATCGTTGCTGAAGAAATGAAACTATGCGATAGTTTTGATTATAAAGAACAATTACAAAAAACATATCACAAATGGGAACATGAATCCAGTGATAGATTGTGTCAAAAATTTAATCAAATAGAGAAAACAAGTATCACAGTTGATCTTCTTAAACCATAAATATAAGAACCTGCAGGTTTTTAATGGACGAAGAAGTTAAGAATCGAGAGATAAAAAATAAAAATATTTTTGGTAAACTTAAAAATTCTGTTGATGATAAAGAAGAACAATTAGAAATTTTATCAACTTTTGTTCGACTTGCTATTTTAGTATGGAGTGGTGGAATACTCACACTTGCATATATTAAGTTACCCGTTGCTTTAGGTATTCCCGAACAAAAATTAGATCCGACTTTTATTGCAAGTGTCTTTACTGGAGTTTTAGCAACCTTTGGTGTTCAGGCAGCAAAGAAAGCAGGAGAAAATGGTGGTAATGGAGGTGGAATTAGTAAGGAAGACTTACAGAAATTAATTGATGCCGCTGCACAAACTGCACCTGCTCAAACTATAAGAGTTGAGCAAGGTCCAATTAGAATTGCAAATGGTGAACCACCAATTAAACCTGTACCAATGGATCCTCCTAAACCTCCTTATTCTTTATAATAAATGAATTTAATATTGCGTCCACTTGATAATGTTACCGATCCTGTGTGGTCAGTGATTATATGCGTAATTCTGGCATTAGCACTTGCACTAGTCATGGTGATAAATATACTTCAGATGGCTTTTGCGGAGATGAACGATGGGGCAGATGACGCCACCGAGCAGGAAGAGTTGTTACAACTTTCGAGTGACGGAGATCAATCGTGTTCTTGATGGTGATACTATTGATGTTACTATCGACCTCGGGTTTGATTTATACAAGAAAGAAAGAGTTAGAGTTGCTGGAGTTGATACACCGGAAAAGAGGACGAAAAACTTAGAGGAGAAGGCACTTGGAATCGACGCAACCAACTGGCTCAAAGAGAAATTGGAAAGTACTATTGCTGGTGACGATGAGTTGTCTGTTAGGACTGAACTTGTTGGTGGCGTCGGCAAATATGGCCGTCTTCTTGGTTGGTTATACATTGGGGACGAGTCAGTGTCCCTTAACGAACAAATGATTACCGAAGGATATGCTCATGCGTATGATGGAGGTACTAAAGATATGAATCTTGAAGCACTTCGTGAGATTCGTAGAGCACATGGAACTTTAGTAGAATGATGAGTGGTTTATTTGTATTTGGATTTATAACGTTACTTTGTTATACACTACATATTACATGGCCTATAAAAAAAGGTAAAAATTAAAATGCAAAAATTAGTCAATGTAATCGCATTACTTTCTGGTCTTGTGTCTTTATCAGTTGTTGGTGGTGGTGCTTATCTTTATCTCAATAAGGATGCAATGATTGAGCAGGTAAAGGAACAAGCAACAGAACAAATTACTAAAGCAATTACGGAAGCACTTCCTGGTATGATTAATTCTGCATTACCAGAAATGCCTAGTATGACTGGTAATGTTCTTCCGGAATCTACACAATCAGTTCCTTCGATGACTGGAGGGGCACTGCCTTTCTGAAAACTTTATGAGAATTGTTAAATATATAATAGTAAATGTGAATTCTTATGTCTGTTTCTAATGCAAAGAGAAGAAGGTCTAATGTAAAGAAAAAGACAGATAACGAAAATAGATTTTTTCTTTATGTAATTTTTTATCATCTGTTTACCGGTATTGCTGGAATTTTTAAGAATGATTAATGGAGAATATTCCTAATATTGAAATACGACCAATATCCATAAGTCCGATTAGATCTTTGGATATCCCTAAGTATGTAATTGCACCATCACAATCGATACCAACTGCTGCTCCTGTAACGGTTAATCTTGGTTTTCCTATTGTTAATCTTCCTGGATGTGTGGAATCCAATAAGGAGAATAATCCAAAGAACACTGCTCTACTTCAAGATGATCCAAATGGAACACTGACATTTTGTGATGCTTCATTACCATCTTATAATCCTATAGATTTTAATGCTGAGGATTATCTTCAACGATCAAAAGCACCTGTCCCTCCTTATAAACCTCCGGAGACAGATTTTAAATCGCCCCAAATTAAACCACCTACTATACCTAAAACTGAAATACCTATAATTAAAACTGAAGAAACAGAAGAACCTATAATAGAAGAACCTATTAACATCATAGATTACCTACCATCAACGGATGCAATTATATCAACTACTGTTATTGCTGCTGCTGCGGCAACTAGTGCATTGGTTGCTAGACCATTAGCAAATTTTCTTTTAAAAATTATTAGACCAGTTATGAAGAAAGTAATTAAAAAAGTTTCTACTAAATTTGGTAAGGAAGAAATTTTATTGAGTGTTGAAGAACGTAGAGAAATTCAAAGAGAAAAAACTGAAGCATTAAGAGCAATTAGGAAATTAAGGGGACGTTGATATAACACCACCAAGATCTTCTGCTTTCTTTGATATTGGTGTTGGAATAGAATGTCTATGTTGTGGAATTACTCCACCTGGATTAGTGACTATAATATCTGCACATACTGAATAATATGGAGACTTGGGGTGAAAATAAATTCCCTGTTTTTTAAGTTCTCCGCAATTCTTAAGTCGGGCAATCTCAAAGTCTAATCTTTTATTTGCAATCAATTGTTGTTGCAATTCTATTTGAGTTGCTGCTGCTTGTTTACATTGTTCTTGTAATTTGGCATCTAATGGTTTGGACCAAGTAGCAGAAAATCCAAGACTCAAACTATAATTATCTTTTTGACCTGTTCTTATTGGAACTCGATACAATATATCTCCTGGATTATCTAAAGATCCATCTTCATCAAGGTCTCTTAAATCATATACTGGATCATTATAAAAATCTTCAAAGGGTTTCTGTGCCGATACGGCACCTGTTACATAGGGTGTAAAGTTGAGAGTGGGACCTTGACATTGTATACCTCCACCGTAGGTGTTCGTAATATAAGGTCCCTGAAGGACTTGTATAGCCTGGTTTGTAACGGAACCTGAAGAGTTAGCAACAGGAGCAGCAGTAGCAGAGACACCACCAACAGTTTCAGCATAAGAAGGAGAAGCAAATAATAATGTAATTACTGTGAGAAGATACTTGTAGTTGTTGTAACGCTGTCTAATTCCGTTGTTCTTTGTATAATTGTTTGGTTTGAAATTCCAGGACCTTGATAAGTTTCTGTAAACTGAAATGCCTGTCCTGGTTTTGTTACTCTCCAGTTGGGTTTGTTGTTCAGATTTAGATTTGTCCATGATGAAGTCACCCCATCGATATTATTTGATGTAGAATTAGTTCCTGGTGTTATACTGGAACCATCCATTTGGACATTGGTTCCAGTTACACTATATTGATATCCTGTATTATAATTTATAGAGTTTATAGTTTCACTTACTTTAGTTTTTGTTTCTGTTGTGGATGTTTGGGAACCTTGCGTAAAGTTGGGAACAACTGGAACTGCCCCTACTGGTTGAAGCAGACCATGTAGAATACTTAAAATTAAACCCAATCCAATAGATTCTTTCATTTATCTAACGGTAATTTCAGATACGAATTGTCCTGTTGCACTTGTACCAGCACCACCGGCAGTTAGAGGTCCGATAGTACCTGCAGAATCAATAGAACCTGCAAGAGTTCCTGCGACACCACCGGCAGTTGTAGTGACTTCTCCATAAGCAGGGAGAGAACCTACAACACCTGAAGAAACTGATGTTCCGGAGTTGATCACATTAACGGCATCACCTTGTGTAAATGCTTCTGTGAAGGTGACTGCTGCACCATCGGTTGTTTGTGTGTATGTGCCAGCATTCATTGTTGCTGCAGAGGTGGCACTTGCAGGTGCTGTAAGACCACCAAGAGTTGCTGAAACATTACTACCACTTACGGAGTATGAACTTCCAATTCTTGTTGCTTGTGATGCTGCTGCATCAACAGTCAATTGAACACTTGAAGATAATCTACTTGTAATATCGGCATGTGCCGAAGGTGTCATCAAAAACATCATACCAAAAAAAAGCAGTGATTTTTTCATTTTTCGATGCAATTTGTTTGTAATTATTTAGTTATAAATAATGTGAAATAAAATTTGATTTGAAATGAACGAACAGCAAAATCACCTTTCGCAATTAATCGAACAAAGAGTAGCACTATCGCAAAAGTTGGAAGGAATCCAAACACAATCCACAAGAACCAGAGATTTAATGTTAAAGACTCAAGGTGCTATTGAGTATTTGGAAGCAACCGGAGTCAAATTGCCGGAACCAGAGATCACCGAAGAAGCAGAAGCAGAAGCAGAAGTATCTGAGACGGAAGTTGTAGAAGAGGGTTGACGGATACTGATTAATCTCTTATAATAAACATGTTGAGATTGCTCATAAAAAAGCAGTATCAACCTTTGAGGGAGACACTTTAATAAGTGTTATAAACTCAAAAGAAAACTTAATGGCATTATGTCCTAATTGCCATTGGGAGTATGATCACAATCTGTGATTACTTTGCCCCGTTAGCTCAGGAGACAGAGCACGAACCTTCTAAGTTTGCGGCCGGGGGTGCGAATCCTCCACGGGGCGTTGGTCCTTATGGACCTTCCTGACTAAACCCACTTGACAAGAACTCAATCTTGTCTTATACTACCTCTTGTGTGGAGGAAGTGTGTCGGGAGAGCAATCTCCCATTTTGCGGAATTAGTTTAGAGGCAAAACTAAAGGTTTCCAACCTTTCGTCACCAGTTCGATTCTGGTATTCCGCTTTCGGGTTATCCGAATATCCCGAAAAATTGATGAGTATAAATACTCCGTTACTTACTGTAACGAATTACAACAGAACCAGTCGAGGTTCTTAACATCTGCGGGTAACCATTCCGCAAGTAAAAAAACGAGGAAAACAAATGTTCAAAACGACTATCGCTGCAGCTGCCGCTGCAATTGCTCTTGCCCCTGCTGCCGCCCTAGCCGGACCCTATGTCAACGTCGAAGCTAATTCTGGTTGGACGGGATCTGATTATGGTGGAACTTCCACGGACCTTCACGTTGGATATGAAGGTGAACTGGGTGAGTCTGCTTCCTACTACGTTCAAGGAGGAGCTACTGTAGTCTCCCCTGATGGTGCTGAAAGTGACACTGTTCCTTCTGGTAAGGCAGGTCTCGGTCTTGCACTGACCGACGCACTGGGTGCATATGGTGAAGTCTCCTTCGTCGGTTCAGGTGACTCTGACATCGACCGTGGTTATGGAACCAAATTGGGTCTTAAGTACTCCTTCTGATCTTCCATATAAAATAAACATCTAGATGTTCGGGGACTCTGACGAGGGTCCCTTTTTTATGCTTTGGTTTATAGGAGGTTAAAATTAGTATAACCCACTCTATATACTGAGGTTTACTTTAAGTCAACTTAACTCTTACTTAAAGACAGATCTGAATGGGTTTGTTATAATAACCAAGTAATCACAAAACAAGAAAAAACAAATGAAAGCATTCGCAGTTGCCCTGCTCGGTCTGGCGATCTCCGCCCCCGCTATAGCAGGTCCATATGTAGAGTCCAAGTCCGAGTTCAAAGGAACTGATGAGGAGTTCGGTAAGCAAGTCCACCAAGGTCGTGTTGGATATGAGTGGAAGACAGGAAACTTTGCTCCATACATCGAAGGTGGTGCTGGAGTATCTGTTCCCGATGGTGGTGAGCAAGAAGGTTTTACTGCTCTTGAAATCGGCAGTAAAGTAAAGATTACTGACAATTTCAGTGCTTATGGTAAGTGGGAAAACATCTTCCAAGAAGATTCTACTCGTGATTGGAAAGTCGAAGTCGGCACTAAGTACAAGTTCTGAGCATTAGATAATGAAACTCAAAGCAATCGCAGCAGCTACAGCAACTATTCCTCTTATGGTTGCCTGTGGTGGATCTAAAGAAACATTTCAAATAAGTGGAGCAGGTGCTACATTCCCTGCTCCACTTTATACAGCATGGTTTCAAACCATGGCAAGTGAAACTGGCAATCAAGTAAACTATCAAGCAGTTGGTAGTGGTGCTGGTGTCCGTCAGTATATGGCTGGTACAGTTGACTTTGGTGCCAGTGATGGTGCTGTAAGTGATAAGAAGCAAGATATCCCCATGATTCATATTCCTATGACTGGTGGTGCTATTGTTCCTGCTTACAATATGCCTGGTTGTGATGTCAAGATGACACAGACACAACTTGCTGATGTATATCTTGGTAAGATTACTAACTGGTCCACCTTCGGGTGTGCTGATGCTAAGATCCTTCCTGTATTCCGTTCTGATGGTAGTGGCACCACAAAAGGTTTCACTAACTCACTATCAGCATTCTCTCCCGAATGGAAAGAGAATGTCGGCACAGGTAAGGCAGTAAAGTGGCCTACTGGTGTTGGTGGTAAAGGTAACTCTGGTGTTGCCGCACAAGTTAAACAAGTTCCTGGTGCCATTGGTTATCTAAACTATGGTTATGTGAATGGTGGTAAGTTTCAACAAGTATCCTTACAAAACAAAGCAGGTAACTATGTAAAAGCAAATGCTGAAACATCTGCAGCAGGTCTATCAAGAATTGTCTTGGACGATCAACTTCGTGGTGCTGATGCTAACCCTGCTGGTGCCAATGCATACCCTATTGTCTCCCTTACTTGGGTCCTAGCATACCCTGAGTCTAAGACTGGGGTGAAAGAAACTCTTCGTTATATGTTGAGTGAGAAATCACAGGCAATGTCTGATAGTCTTGGTTATGTTCCACTCCCTGAGGACCTTCGTCAGAAAGCACTTGCTGCTGTTGACAGTATCGAATAATATAAGTATAGTGGGGGACAATAGTCCCCCTTTTTTTATGAAAAAGAAAATCAAAAAGTCGGAACAAAAAATTGCAGACTGTGATAACATTTATGATATGATTGAGATATTACAGAGTCGTATTGAGGAAATAGAAAATGAACACACGCAATTGATTCGTAAGATGGGAGAACTAAATAGTCGCGTAGACGACTTTTCTACAAATGAAAATTAATCTTTGGTACTCTAAGAGTATGAGTCAATGGAGATGGACTCTCTGTGAAGAATTTAAAAATGGTGTTACGAAAGTAGAGCAACATGCCGGACAACGTGAGAAATTGCGAGATGCAATGAATGATGTTGCTAATACAGTAGAGTATATGTTAGAAGAAAAATTATAAATAACTGAAAACTGAAGACGTATAAAGAATTATACAATGGAAAATATAAAGATTAGGTGTCGTTCCTGTGGAAAGGAATTGGAAGGACACCCGAGTAAGACAGTTTCTTGTGGTTGTTCTAATATGGCAACTATTCGTGGTGATAAGATTTCAGCAATTGACTTATCAAATGTTGTTATGGTAAACTCTTATCAGTCTAAAAATAAAAAAGGAGTTCTTTCACAGGAAGATATTCTGTGGCAGGAACAAAGAAAGCAACGCAAAGTTCGTAAAATGAATTTTGAGACTAGGTAATATTAGGAAATCAAAATAAGTTGACGAATACAAATTAGTAACTATTATAGCTAATATGTATTTCAATCTAAAAACCATGGACGAGCACACCTACAATAACTGGGTGAAAGTCAAAGAAACTTTTGAGTCATCTGGAAATACCGACAATTTCTTTTATCAGAGAGCATGTGTAATTGTTTCTGGTGGTCCGGATCCTATTGATAAAATGATGAAAAATGAACCATCGGATGGATGAAATAAAATCAGAACAATATGTCACTCAAAAAGAGTGTCAGGAGATGATCGACGATGCTATTCGGAGACACAATAGAAACGCAGGTATTATCAGCATGTGTGTGGGGTGGGTTGTCTTATGTTTATTTGCTGAGGGCCTTCTCAGATTGATTGGTGTTATTCCACCATTACTACCATGGTTACAAATTAAGTTATAGGAGAATTTTATGAAAGTAGGAATGATTGGTTTAGGTCGTACTGGTGAAGGTATGTCCCGTCGTATGATTGAAAAAGGGATTGAAGTTTGGGGTTATAGTAGTAGTAGCTATGAGAATGCCTGTGGACAATATGAAGCAGGATACATTAGTGGTGTTACTACTTCATTAGAGTATCTTGTCCAAGCAGTTAAATCTGATGGTCTTAGATATACTAGTGCCGGAAAAGTTCCTGGTATCTTTCAAATCACACTCCCAGAGCAAAAGGCAGAAGACACACTTGATGAGTTACTACCTTTACTTGAGGAGGGTGATATCATCATTGATCACAGTACCACAGACATAAGAAAATGTCAGGAACTGGAACTGTACTGTTCTAAGTTAGGTATCTTATATATTTTCTCTGGGGTATATGGAGCACATGTTGCTATTGATGCTTGCGCTAAAATTTTTCAATCCTTATCACCAGGAAATATAAAATGACCTTAGCACATGTCTTACTTTGGGGAACACTACCCTTTTTATGTGCCACCATTTATTTCGGGCACAGAAAAGGTGAAAATGTCTACTATGAAAGTGACAAATATGACGGAAATGGAACAGCGCATTAAAATGAGACATGCGTTTGCCATGTCTTCATTTTCTAGAATGTTTTCTCCAAATAAAATTACACATGAGATGAGAACACTTTGTATTGACTGGTCTGAAAATATTGATGAAATTCCACCTGCTAAAGACTTATATCAAGTTGATCGTTACTTTTTAGAACTATGGAAAACATGGTCATTGCCTTCATAGTATTTTATTCTTTATTCGGTTTATTTCTTTTTATCCTTTCAATTTTACAAGAGTAATGTTACATTTTGCTAGGTTCTGCGGAACAGTATTAAACAATCCATGGGGTTGTGGATTTTTGGCATGGTGTCTTGTGTTTGTTCCTGTCGTAGGAATGTGGGCAGTCCACAAATATAACTGGCAGCACTGGGCACCATTTGACAGAGAGCACTATAGGTAGTATAATATATGAGTTGAGAAATCAACTGCGGTGCTCCCCTTCAGTAGGTTCAGGAGTAGCGGCGATAGGAACCTACTTTATTTGACTACATAATTACAACACCTTATAATACACAGGTAATCAAAACGGACAATGGCACTGACTGAAAAATTCAAGACCAAAGATTTGGATATTCTTCGTAATGCTGCAAAGGGTGAAATCTTTTTAGATGTAAAAAATCCAAAACTCTTTAAAAAAGTTCGTAAATATTATGAATCTAATGGGGTCGTATTTTCTGGAGATCCTCTTGATGATTATGAAATCATGATGGACTATCTTTATTCTGATTTACAAATTTCTGTTGAGATTGTCTGATGAATGTTGTACAAAAACCAATCGTTCTTCTTGAACGATCTCCTTATCGTTATATCCAAGTTGGCACTTTGGAAATCAATGGTAAACCGGATTGTCGTATTCAAAAAGCAGATTCATATACCGGTCGTTATCGTGATATGTATCTCTGTGATAATGAATTGCAACTGATGACTGCTATGGAGGATTATGAATATACCAAATGGTTAGATCCAGATGGTATTCCTTGTTATGTTAGAGACTCGGTATCGTCTGAAAACTAGACCTGGTGGAGTCATATGACCCTCTTATGAGTTTACGGCATCTCTCAAATGCCGTTGGTGCGGGTGGGTTACTACCGTCCAGTTTCTTGCTTCTGGTCAAAGAGTAAGTGGCGTGCATGGCAAGACCTTATAAGGAGAGTTGCATAAACTCTCCTTTTTTGGTATAATATTATAATGATACTATAGTATATGAAAGTTGCTTTAATAACAGGAATTACTGGGCAAGATGGTTCATACTTAGCAGAACTTCTCCTTGAAAAAGGTTATGAAGTTCATGGTATTGTTCGTCGTGCTTCTTTGATCAATACTCATCGCATTAATCACATTTATGAACAAATTAATCTTCACTATGGAGATCTGACTGACTCCACTAATCTTGTAAGAGTTATTCAGCAGGTTCAACCAGATGAGATTTATAATCTGGGAGCACAAAGTCATGTAAAGGTATCGTTTGAGATGCCTGAGTATACGGGTCAGACAGATGCTATAGGCACCCTGAGAGTGCTTGAGGCAGTCCGTTTGCTTGGTATGGAGAATAGGGTTCGTATTTATCAGGCATCCACCAGTGAACTCTATGGTTTAGTACAAGAAACTCCGCAGACTGAAACTACACCTTTCTATCCACGTTCTCCTTATGGTGTTGCAAAACTCTATGGGTACTGGATAGTAAAGAACTATCGTGAATCATACGGAATGTATGCCTGTAGTGGTATTCTTTTTAATCATGAGTCTCCAAGACGTGGTGAGACCTTTGTAACTCGTAAGATTACAATGGGTCTCAAAGCAATCTCTGAAGGAAAGCAGGAGTGTTTATATCTGGGCAATCTTGATGCACTTCGTGATTGGGGACATGCTACAGATTATGTTGAAGCAATGTGGTTAATGCTTCAACAAGAAGAACCCGAAGACTTTGTGATTGCTACTGGTAAACAATATTCAGTTCGTCAGTTTGTTGAGGAATCTGCACCTTATTTTGGTATGAATATCCGATGGGAAGGTTCTGGTCTTGAGGAAGTTGGTATTGATTCTGATGGTAAAACGGTTATCAGAATTGACTCTAAATATTTCCGTCCTGCTGAAGTAGAGACCTTATTAGGTGATGCCTCTAAGGCAAAGAAAAAATTGGGTTGGGAACCTAAAACTTCTTTTAAACAATTGGTTGAGGACATGTGTAATCATGAATGCTGATAGTAAAATTTACGTTGCTGGTAACACTGGATTAGTGGGATCAGCAATTGTTCGTATGCTTCATATGAAGGGTTATACGAATATTATTTCTTCACCTTCTTCTCATTGGGACTTGAGAAGACAAGAAGATGTTGAGAGGTTTTTTGAAATCAATGAACCTGAATATGTTTATCTTGCAGCTGCAAAGGTTGGTGGTATTGGTGCAAATAAAGATTATCCTGGACACTTCATTTATGATAATCTGATGATTCAGTCGAACATCATTCATACTGCATATAAGTTTGGTGTTAAAAAACTTCTGTTCCTTGGTTCTTCCTGCATCTATCCAAAGATGTGCGAACAACCAATCAAAGAAGAATACCTGATGACAGGTCCTTTGGAACCAACTAATGATGCTTATGCTATTGCTAAGATTGCTGGTATTAAGATGTGTCAGGCATATCGTCAACAGTATGGATTCAATGCTATCTCGTTAATGCCTACAAATCTATATGGTCCTAATGATAACTTTGATTTAGAGTCATCTCATGTTCTTCCTGCGATGATTGCAAAGTATCATCATGCAAAGACTGAAGGATATACTATTGATATGGGTGGTCCCTGGTGGCCAGATGTAAAACTTTGGGGTGACGGTTCGGCACGGAGAGAGTTTCTTCACGTTGATGACCTTGCCGAAGCATGTTATACTTGTATGAAATATTATGATTCTTCAGAACCAATTAATGTTGGAACAGGAGAAGACATTACTATCAAGGAACTTGCAGGTATTGTTTCTGATGTGGTTGGGTATCCAGGTCAAACAACATGGGATACTTCAAAACCTAATGGAACTTCACGTAAAGTTCTTAATGTGGACAAGATAAAGTCTCTTGGTTGGGAACCAAAGATTGATTTGAAAGAAGGTATTAAATCAACTTACGAATGGTATAAAGATCAATGAAATTTCTTACATTTTTAAATTCTGGATGTCATGATATTTGTTTGAATATGTTAAGGTCTGCTGAAAAAGTGGGCATTGATATGGATGACTTTATTATTGCATGTATGGATGAAGACGTTTATAAGTCTTTTATTCTTGAAGGTTATAAAGGTGCTTTTCTTTATATGGATAGTAACTTAAAAGAATATCAGGATTGGACTTTTGATAGTAATAGTGGATTTAGAAATGTGGTTCGTCACAAGTGGAAGATCATTAATCAGGTCCACAAAGAACATCCTAATCTGATGTGGGTTGACACTGACATTGTATTCAAAGAAAATCCTGTTGAGATTCTGACCGGTCATGAAGAAGTATTATTTCAAACTGATGCTCCTGGGTCTACAATCTGCACTGGCTTTATGGTATTTAATGAGACTCCCGAGTGCCGTCAGTTAGTAGAAGAATGTGGTGCAGATGATTCTGATGATGATCAACTAATCATGAATCGCATTGCACTTACAAAATATAATGATAATATAGCATTATTATCTGAGGATCTATTTCCTAATGGTAATGTGTATTATCAGCAAGGCAAAAAAGAAAATGCAATGATTGTTCACAATAATTGGATGGTCGGTGTAGAAACCAAAATCAATAAGTTTAAGGAGGAAGGACTGTGGTTTATTTGAAAGAAGATTATCTGAGACCAAAGTCTCTTACACCAACATATCCTCCCTATCATCAAGGAGAATATCTAGAGGAATATTTTTACAGTCATTATCAACAATTAGAAGATAAACCAGAAAGAGAATATATTGATATCTTCTGGTCAAATATTTTTTGTAATAAGATTTGGGCAGGACAACCATATCCTGATCTGCAAAATCTTATGTATGACACACTAAGTGCAGATGGATCTTACTTTACTATTTGTCAACAAGACGATGGACCCTTTGAAGATTTTCCTGAGGATACTATGATCTTCTGTGCCGGTGGTAATCGTAAGAAAGGAAATGTAATTCCCATTCCATTGGTATGTTCTTCTATTCCGGAAACTCCTAAACAAGAGCAAAAATACTTTGCTTCCTTTATTGGATCCAATACTTATTGGGTGAGAACCGATATGATGAAAGCATTCCGTGGAAAGGATGACTGTCTCGTCAAAGCAGGAAACTGGGATATTAATGTTGGAGAAGAAAAACTGAATAACTTCCTTGATGTTATGTCTGCTTCTAAATTCTCTCTATGTCCTAGAGGATATGGAACGACAAGTTTCAGACTCTATGAGTCCTTCCAATTGAATACCGTTCCTGTTTATATTTCTGATGACCATGCACTTCCTTGGTCTGACGAATTGGATTGGGAAGAATTTTGTGTTATAATTGATGATGATAATATTGGAAATACTTACGATATTTTGAAAGGTATTTCTGATGATACATACAATGAGATGTTGAAGAAAGGTAAAGAACTTTATCAGGATTACTTTTCACTTCAAGGTGTCTTTGAGAACATTATTAAAAGAGTGTAATGAATAAAATCTTTGTTTGTCATCATTCACCACTGACACATAGAAAAGAATATTTGATTAATTTCTTTTCATCTAAAAATATTGAAGTGGAGTGGGTTGAAAATTTCTCTCCAGAAGAAATTGTTGAAACTTATGATGAAGTGATAGGGACGAAAGATTTAATCATTAATCCTAATGTTCCTGGTGTTCAGCAGAATCAATATACGTTGTATGAAAATGCTGGTAAAAGAGTTTCTATCCCTGAACTTTCATTATATTTGAAACATCAATATTGTTTTGAACAACAGATTGAAAATGAATATGAAACAATAGTTATTTTGGAAGATGATATTATGCTTCCGGATAACTTTGAAGAATATTTAAATGTTTGTTGTGAAGAGTTTGATAATTATAACCCAAAATTAGATTGTGTAATGTTGGGTAGTTGTTTTGGTTTTACATCTCCATATATTAAAGAGAATAGACTTATTCATTATGGGGAAAATCAATTGACAAGATGTACTCATGCAATGATGTTTTCTTTAGATGCTACTAAGAAGATAATACAAAACCTTTATCCAATAAACTGGCCAATAGATTTTAAATTAAATGAAATTATTATTAAAGAAAATTTGAAAGTTGGTTGGACAGAACCATCACTGCAACAAGCATCTCACTTAAATTTAGATAGATCCTTTATTCAATCATGAAAATAACATTCTCTGACTTCTGGCAGTATCCAAAAGCATTTGATCCAAATAACAATTTCTTTATTCACATCATTCGTGATTTGTTTGAGGATGTTGAGGTTGTAGAACCCGAAGATGCTGATGTAATGTTCTTCAGTTTGTTTGGGAATGAGAATGGTAGATATAAAGATTGTAAAAAAATATTTTTTACGGGTGAAAATGTAAGACCCAATTTTAAGAGGTGTGATTACTCTTTAACTTTTGATGCTGATGAGCATGAGGGTAAAAATTTTAGACTTCCTTTGTGGTATCTTTACATTGATTGGTTTGAAGTCAATAGTTATGATAATCCTGATTGGTTGATTCCAGAATCATATCTATACAATCATAATGAATTTACACAAAAGAAGAAAGACAAATTTTGTTCCATAGTTTATGGTAAACAAATTGAATCTAGAATTAATGCAATTCAAAATATATCCTCTAACTACAAACAGGTAGATGTTTTTGGGAAAGCAAATCCGAATTACTATTTGCCAGACGGTGAAAAATATAAGTTAGATTTGATTTCTAATTATAAGTTTTCATTGTGTTATGAGAACTCTGTAACTCCTGGATATCATACGGAGAAGTTACTCCACGGAAAAGTTGCAGGAAATATTCCAATTTATTATGGAGATAAAAGTATAGGTGAAGATTTTAATCCAGATTGTTTTATTAATGCAGTTGATATGTCTGATGAAGAATTGATTCAAAAAATCATTGAATTAGATCAATCAGATAATTTGTATAATAAAATGGCAAAAGAACCAATCTTTACCGAGAAAGTATCCCTGGATAATATCAAAGACTTTTTGTTTAAATCTTTATCATGAATATTCATTTAGTTTCTTTTGGTGCACCATTTCATAGTTTTTCTAGAGCACACTCTAGAGTGTTACAGAATGCTGAAAATTTTGGTGTTTTTTCTAGCATAAATTTATTTTCGGAAAGGGATATATTTAATTTTTGTCCGGAGATAATTCCCTATAAAAAGTTTTTATCCTCAACCAGAGGTTATGGGTATTGGATGTGGAAGTCTTTTTTGGTTTCTAGAATGATGGAGTTGTCTTCTGATGATGATTTAATATGCTATGCTGATATTGGATGCACATTTAATGACGCAGGTATTGCAAGGTTTGGAGAATACTGTGCTTTAACTTCAGAATATGGTTCTTTATGTTTTGACCTGGGACATTTAGAACGGGCATATACTAAAATGGATACCTATAAGAAAATATTTCCAGAAACTCTTGATCATTTAAATACAGGACAAAGATGTGCAACTACCTTTCTCCTTAAGAATACTCAAGACAATAGAAATATTTTTGAGGAAATAAAAAAAATATCTGTAGAAAATAATCATTTTTATATTACTGATGTTCCATCACAAGAACAGAACCACGAAGAGTTTAAAGAACATAGGCACGATCAATCAGTTTTTTCACTCATGAGTAAGAAGTATAAATTCTATTGTATTCCTGATGAAACATATTGGGCACCTAACTGGAATGTTAAAGGTAAGGATTATCCAGTATGGGCTACTAGAAATAAATTTTGAAATCTAAAATGAGAACAGCACTACTACTTTGTGGACAAATGAGAACCTTTGATCATCCAAAGGTTCTAGAGCACACTAATAGATTGAGTGAAAAATTTAACTGTGATGTCTTCATATCTACATGGAAAAATCGTGGTGTTTCTATGTGGAGTGTTAGATCTCAGAATCCTGAGTTATACAAAGATGACGTTGATGATGTCATAACCACCAGTGATATTGAAAAGTTTGTAAATGTAAAGGACTATGTGATATCAGATTATGATGAGTATCTTGATAATCTTTGCTCCGATGAAATAAAATCTTTATTGCATAGATGGTATAATAATAAAGAGTATGGTTTGGTGGCAAGCAGTAGTCCAGAATTCTATACAATGCATCTTGCTGCTCAGATGAAGAGAAAATATGAAAGTGATAATTCATTTACATATGATGCTGTAATAAGAAGTCGTCCTGACTTTTTACATTTACATACTGATATTGAAGAATATTTTGATGATTTGGAGAATGTGTGTTATCATATTAACACTGGAAAAACATATTCTCCCAATAGAATTTACTCTATGTTCTTGTTGGGAAATTCCAAAACAATGGATATTCTTTGTAATTGTTGGGAAGATTATGGCAAACTAGCAGAAACAAATCATTCTATTAACTATGGTAAATATGATGCATGTAGAATGATGTATGCACAATGTATTGAGAATGATATTAGAATTCAAAGTTTTGATAAAGTTCTTGGAGATTGTTTCAGACTTGAAAATTATAGTGATTATGAATTTTTTAAAAACTGGTACTCATAGATGACTGAAAGAAACATTTGTATTTTAGATAATAAAGCATCCGTAAAAAAAATATATACTTTGGAAAGTTTCCCTGTCTTTATGGGATGTGTTGATACACCTATAGAAGATGATATCTTTTTTGATCAGGACTGGGGTGTTTCTGATAACGGATTGATTCAATTGAAAACTTTAATCGATCCAAATATTTTGTATGAAAATTCTCATACTCCCGGTAGTGTTGGAAAGATATGGCAACAACATCATAAAAGATTCTTTGAATTTATCATTAAAAACTCTGATAATATTGATAGGTATCTTGAAATAGGGGGAGCATCTGGAAGTCTATGGAAAAACTTTTCCACTTTAGATTCTGAATTTAGTTATGAAATCATTGAGCCATCACATCAAGAGTCTTCTGATTCTAGGTTAAAATATATTAGAGGATTTTATGAAACGCAATCTTTTAGTAAAAAATATAAATGTATTATTCATTCTCATGTTTTTGAACATGCATATAATCCTATAGATTTTCTTAAAAAAATATTTGAAGATCTTGCAGATGATGGTGTTCAGTTTATATCAATACCAAATATGAGACATTGGTTGAAACAAGGGTATACGAATACGATAAATTTTGAGCATACTTATTATCTTGATGAGTTTGTTTTGGAGCACGTATTATCAAAAGCAGGATTTTCTATTGACAAGAAAGTAGTCGATAAACATTCTATCTTTGTAAAGGCAATTAAATGTAGTGATATTGTTGATGTTGATGTAAATTTTGAATATTCTAGAGACTTGTTTTTAGATTACATCTATAAGTTAGAGAGTGATGTGTCCAATATACTTAATAATATAGAAGGTAATGCTTATCTTTTTGGTGCTCATGTTTTCTCTCAAACCCTTTTGAATTTTGGAATAGATGAAAGTATAATCGTATCCGTATTAGATAATGATATAAAAAAGCAAGGTAAAAGATTATACGGAACTAATTTAAAAATACAATCACCTGAGGTTCTTGGTGATATGAATAATCCAACTGTGATACTTCGTGCAGGAGTGTATACTGAAGAAATAAAAACTCAAATATTAAATATAAATTCAACAACACAATTTGTATGAGAATAGCTTTACTTATAATTGGCAGGTTAGATAGTTTTGTAAAAGATTATGATTCTTTAAAAGAGATAGTTCTTGATAAGTTATCTCCCGATATTTTTTTCTCAGGACATCCAAACAAGAGTGGAATCGATTATTGTAATCAAAAAATTAAAGAACTTTGGAATCCTAAGAAATATCTTCTTAGAGAATATACTGATGAAATTAGAAAAGAAGTTCATCCAGATGATAGTAAATTTGATAGAAGAAAACGAGCAGAAGCAACACCGCATACATGGTTATCTGGAATGTATAATTTAAAAAAGTCGAATGAATTTAAAATGGAGTATGAGAAAGAAAATAATTTTACTTATGATCTATGCTTAAAGGCCAGAGCTGATGCTTTGTGGCATACTTTTATAAAAGAAAAGGAGTTGGAAAGAGCAAGGATTGATGATAATATTTTAATTCCAACTGCTTGGGATTTTAAATCTGTAAACAAGTTTGGAGTGTCTGATACTTCTGCTTTGTGTAATTCTGAGACTATGAATAAGTATTCATCTCTCATTGATTGTGTTGATCAATATTTCGATGAGGGGAATGCTTTCCATCCAGAAACATATAATGGAATTCATATAGATAGAATGGGATTAACAAGAATACCGGTTAATGGTGGAATAGATCCCTTTACAAATCAACCTAATAAGTCTGGTTGGTTTGTAATAGACCCTGACAGACGTTCTTGGTAAATTATGAAAGTTGCTATTTGTTTTTTTGGATATCCTAGATATTATGATCTATGGAAAAATAAATTTGAAAATTTTTATGATGAATGTGAAGTAGATTACTATGCCCATTTTTGGGAAGAATCAAAATTGGATAAAAAGAAATTGCTTGCTGAGTTTGACTTTAAGGATGTAATTATAGAAAAGCAAAGGGAAGATTTTTCTGACATACCAGAACAAACAGATCTTTCTAAGATAACAAAAAGTGCATTTCAAACACTTTCTCCACTGTACTCATTGAAAAGGGTTGGTGAAATTATACAAAAATTTAATGAGGAATATGATTTTGTTATTGTAACAAGAACGGATGTAGGGTGTATTTGTGATGAGTCAATAAAAGATTATGAGATGAATAAGGATGAACTTTATTTTTCATATGTTAGGGGTGACGAATGGTTAAACACACATCTTGATGCCAAATGGTTTTGTGCTTCAGCAGATAAAATTTTAAAGATCTGTGAAATATACGACAACTTGACAAATTACTTACAAGGTGATAAGATACCTTTGTGCCATCATAGATTATTTTTTCATAGTCTGAGAGAATATCGTGAAAAAATGAATATGGTATGTGTAAATCCATCTGCCGTAAACGGTGGTTGGGTCTTTTTAAGAAACAGAACGACTTCAGAAATTTAATTACTACTTCAACATGAATATTTTATTTCCAATTGCTGGTCTTGGGACTAGGTTTAAAAATAATGGATATATCGATTCCAAACCATTTGTAAATTTTAAAGGCAAATCCTTGATCGAGTGGTCTCTTTCTTCTTTAAAGATTGCTGGCAAGTACTTTGTCATCGTTAATGGATTAGAAAAAGAATATATTGATATTATTAATAACATTAAAGAAAAGTATTATCTTAATTTAGAAATTGTTGACATTGGAAAGTCCACACTCGGTCAAGCAGAAACTTGTTTGTTGGGGATTAAGAAAGCAAATATCAATACTTCCGAACCATTAATCATAACTAATTGTGATCAATATACTCCTTGGAACTCTAACAAGTTTTTAAGTTTTATTAGAAACAATGATCCTGATGGAGTTGTAAGTACATACGATCATCCAAACATTGAGGTAGGATCTGATAGTCCTTATAGTCATATTGAACTTGATGAAAATGGTTATGCAACTCGTCTTGCTGAAAAGATTGCCATATCTCCTTTAGCACTTAATGGCATATTCTATTGGAAAGAGGGAAAATCTTTTATCCAAAGTGCCGAACAATTAATGTCTGATGATACTGATGCTGGATGGTCAACTGGTAAAATGTCCTGTGTTAAAGAAAAGTATGTATCTCTTACTTATAATTACCTAATTTCTGAAGGTAAAAAAATTATGAATTATCATATGGAAGGTGATGAGTTTGTCTCTCTCGGTAGTCCTAACGATATCATGCTTCATATTAAACGTCAGAATGTAATGCAGGCAGTTGAAGATCTTCGTAATGGTAAACCCATTGTTATGGTCGATGATTATGATCGTGAATTTGAAGGTGATATTGTTCTTGCAGCAGAAAAAGCAACGGCAGAGAATCTTCTCTTCGCAATGCGTCATGCAAGAGGTTTGATGTGCCTTCCTTGCACACAAGAGAAACTGGATCAGTTTGGTATTCCTATGATGAACTCTAACGGGTGTGATGAGTTTGGAACTCCTTTTGCTACTAGTATTGATGCTGTTGAGGGAGCTACAACTGGTATGTCTGTTAATGATCGTGTAGCAACTATCTCTACTTTCTTATCAGATTCTTCTGAACCAAAATCCCTTGCTCAACCAGGACACCTGTTCCCTCTTCGTGCCCGTCCAGGACTTCTTAGTGAGAGACGTGGACATACTGAAGGTTGTGTAGAGATTCTGAAACTTGCTGATATGAAGCAAGTTGGAGTAATCATTGAGATTATGGATGAGTATGGTAAAATGATCAAAGGAGACAATCTGAAACAATTTGCTGATATCTACAATCTTACATTTGTCTCTATTGAGGAACTTCATGATGAAGTTTACAATAAAAATTCTGTAGGTAGTGTTCCATTGTCTGTTGTTGATGAAGAAACACTTGAGTCTATGGCAAAGATTTAATGGAATTTACGACTAGAGCATATAATAGTTTTACTCTAAATCCTCAAACCAAAGCTAGTGTTATTAAGACGAGTGAAGAAGATAGATTGAAGGGAGAAGCAAACTACTATTTGGATCTTCCTAAAGATTTAAAAGTATTCTTCCCAAGACTAATTGATTGCAACTTACAATCTCCATACTCTTTAGAGTTAGAATATTATGCTTATAATAATCTTGGAAATGTAATGGTATCATCAGACTATGATGATATTTTTTGGGAAAATGCATTTGATTTTCTTTTGGGATATATTAATTGTTATAAAAATTCTAAATCAATTGATGCCAATCGTAGAGATTCTCTGTTGATGTTTATTGATAAGACAGAGAAAGAGTATGTCAATCTGATGTATAACTTCGATTTCTTTCAAAACTTATTGAAAGAAGAAGAATTTCTTTTGAATGGAAAGATACTTAAATCCTTTGATACTATATGGGGAGAGATAAAAAAATTTATTGAGACAAAATTAATCGAAGATAAATTTTATTTTATTCATGGTGACCTCTGCTTTAGTAATATTTTGTATGGAGTAAATTCTATTACAAATGATCTAATTCTTAAGATGATTGATCCTAGAGGTATGTTTGGTGAAACCAAATATTATGGTGATCCTTATTACGATCTGGCAAAAATTTCTCACTCTTGTAATGGTGGGTATGAGTATTTCATTTATGATAAGTTTAATATAAATGTAATAGATAATCAGTTCGATTTAAAGTTTGAAAACGAATCTAGTAAACAAAATATTAATAATAAGTTTGTAGATTTGGTCAATAGATTTGGTTTTGATTATAAGAAAATAAGATTGATTGAGGGATGTATATTTATTGGTATGTGTGCTAGACATTATGATAGTCTAGAAAGACAGAAGGCAATGTTTATTACTGGACTGAATATTTTGAATGAAATCTATGAGACACTATAAATTTTGTTTTGATCTTGACGGAACTCTCTGCCATATAAGAAAGGAAGGTGAACATTATAGTGATGTAAAACCAATTCCTGGAGCAATAGAGACTCTTCAAAAACTAAAAGCAGAAGGTCATTACATTATTATAATGACTGCTAGGAACATGGTTACTCATAATAATAACTTGGGTAAAATTATTGCCAAGCAATCACCTATTGTGGTAGAATGGCTAGATAAACACGGTATTCCTTATGATGAACTTCATTTTGGAAAACCAGTTGCAGATTTTTATGTTGACGACAAAGCAGTCAGACTAGAAAACTGGAAAACTTTTAACGAAACTTTAAAACAATTATGAGAGACTTTTTCTTTGATACTGCTAATGTAGATTTCATAAAATCTACTATGGATAAGTATGGATCCGATATTAATCCAAAATTCGTTCGTGGTGTGACTACAAACCCAAATGCCTTTAGTAAGGTAGATAAGTATCACCTAGATGAATGGTTGGATCATGCGGTAGTCATGGGCAAATTGGTTGCAGATATCCGTGGAGATAATGAAGGTGAGATTCATATTCAAGCACCTTATTCTCATCTTGATCCTGAAGTAATTCTTGAGTATGCTAAGATTATTACTAATGCAACTCAAGGAACTTGTAAGGTTGGTATGAAAATTCCTCCCTATCAAAAAGCTTTAGAATATGTTGATCAATTTAATGAATATGTAATCACTAATGTTACTGGTCTTGCAGATTCTTCAACTGCACTAAAGTGTTGTACTTATGACGTTGGATATATCAGCATCATTCCTGGTCGCATGGAAGAGGTTGGAATTGATGCACAATCTGCTATTGCTTTTGTGAATCAGTGTAACTTTGGAAATACTGAAATCATCACTGGTAGTCAAAGAACTACCGAACAGATCATTTATTCTTTCTATCTTGATACTGTTCCTACCATTGGTGAGAAGTGCTGGGCAGACATTTTCCAAGGAGATAACTTCCAACGCATTCTTAATATGGAGTATGGTTACGAATCAGTTGGTCCTTTTAGTCCAACTATCTCTGATGATAATATTAATCTATCTCTTGCTTTCTTTGAACAGATGAATAAACTCGGAGATACTGCCCGTAAAGATTTGGAACAAAAAATTTCCCAATGAAGATAGCTTTTCATGATAATGCCCTCTCTTTGAGGGGGACTACTGTAGCAATTTATGATTGGGCATATTGGACTAGACACTATCTTGGTCTTGATCCAATTATCATGTATGATAATAAAAATAAATTTAATGATGTAGGAGTTATTGAAAAATTTTCAAAAGAGTTTTCTGTTTTTTCATATAATGATAAGTCTGAAATAGATAAGATTCTATCTCAAAATAAATGTGATGCTTTCCTTATGGAGAAGGGTGGTAAACCGGACGGAATTATTTCTACAGTAGCAAAGAATTTGGTCAATGCTATTTCGGTATGTTCTGTCTCCGATATTCATGGTGATGTATATGCCATGGGATCAAAGTGGTTATCAAAGATAACTGATTATCAGATTCCATATGTACCATATATGGTACATCTTCCGGATGTTGAGGAAGATATGAGAGAAGAACTATCTATCCCTAAAGACTCTTTGGTTTTCGGTAGAAATGGTGGATGGGAAACTTTTGATTTGCCTTTTGTAAAGCAGGCAATAAAACAAGTATTGGATGAAAGATCTGATGTCTGGTTTATTTTTCAGTTCACTGAACCTTTTATTGAACATGAGAGAGTGATCTACTTACCTGGAACTTCTGATATGAATATTAAGGTGAGGTTTATTAATACTTGTGATGCTATGCTTCATGCTAGGCATGTTGGTGAATCGTTTGGACTTTCCTGTGCAGAGTTTTCAATTAGAAATAAACCTATCATTACTTATGAAAAATCGCCGGAAAGAAATCATATAGATACACTTGGAGAAAAGGGGATATACTTTGAAACTGAATCTGATATTTTACATATTCTGAAAAATTTAGACAAGGTGGAAATAAATTCTTTGCAATGGAATTGTTATCAAGACTACACTCCAGAAAAAGTTTGCCAAAAATTTAAGGAAATTTATTTGAATTGATATGAAATCATTAGTAACAGGGGGAGCAGGATTCATTGGATCTCACATTGTAGATAAACTTCTTGAGATGGGTCATGAAGTTGTTTGTTATGATAATGAGAGTGCAGAATCTAATGAAGATTTTTATAGAAATCCTAAGGCTTACAATATAAAAGGTGATATTAGAGACTATAAGTTATTGAAAAACTCAATGACTAATATCGATTATGTGTTTCATCTTGCTGCCGAGTCTAGAATTCAACCTGCTATTTTGAATCCTATTGAGGCAGTCAGTGTGAACTGTGTAGGCACGGTTACTGTTCTTCAGTGTGCCCGTGAGGCAGGTGTAAAGAAAGTAATCTATTCTTCTACTTCATCTGGTTATGGATTCAATGAACCTCCCAATGATGAACTTCAGAGTGATGATTGTCTGAATCCTTATTCAGTATCTAAAGTTACTGGTGAAAAACTTTGTAAGATGTATACTAACTTGTTTGGATTGAAAACAGTTTTTCTCAGATACTTCAATGTATATGGAGAAAGGCAACCTCTGAAGGGTCAATATGCCCCTGTAATAGGCATCTTCTTACGTCAACGTGCAGGTAAAGAATCTCTTACAATCGTTGGGGATGGAGAGCAACGTAGAGATTTTACGCATGTTTCTGATGTTGTGTCTGCTAATATTTTGGCAGCAACAAAAGAAGTTCATGATATGAATTATGGACAGTTATATAACGTTGGTAATGGAGTAAATTATTCCATCAATGAAATTGCCGATGCCATTTCTAGTAATCAAATAAACATTCCACCAAGAATTGGAGAGTCAAGAGTAACTCTTGCGAATAATAATAAATTAAAAAGAACCTTTGAGTGGGAACCAAAAGTAAACTTAATGGATTGGATTTCTGATCAATGAATCTTATTATAGAATATTTTAACTCTCGTAATCATATGAGAAACGGAGAGTATCTTTATTGTCTCCATCAAAATCTTGCCAATGATTTGATTGATAAGGTTTATATTTTTATGGAAGGTGATTCGGAACTAAACTTCGATTCTCCTAAAATTCATAGAATAGTGAGAAAAAATAGACCAACTTATAAAGATCTTTTTGATTTTTGTAATCAAGAGTTGGAAGATCAAATCTGTATAGTTGCAAATGCAGATATTATTTTTGATGATACTCTTCGATTCTTCAAGAGTCTTAATATGGAAAAACAATTTTATGCATTGAGTCGATGGGAAATATCTACTACAGATGGTAAGAACTGGGAAGTTGAACCATATGATAATTCAGCATCACAAGACTCTTGGATTTTTAAAACTCCAATACCAACATGTAATGCTATGAATTATACGATGGGTAAACCTGGTTGTGATAATAAGATTACATATCATATGAGAGAACTTGGATATACCTGTCGTAATCCTGGTAAGAAAGTAGTTACGATTCATTTTCATCCCACTAACTTTAGAACTTATGATATAAGAACTGATAGAGTTCCGGGACCTTATTTGTTGATTGCTCCTGTGGATAATTTTTCAGGAGAACCAGTTTATATTGATATTGACGGATTTGATGAGCAAGGTAGAGCATACATTATACAAAAAAGTAGTGAATGACACAGAGAGGGGCTTGACCTCTCTTTATTTTTCCTATATAATACTGTAATGTTTCTTCACAAAACTCAAATGACTGTAACAACCGAAGACGGTGGACGCACAAACATGTGGGCCACTGAACCCCGTATGTATGTCGATCCCTCTTATACTGAGGCATATGGTCTTGAGACACATGCAGAACGTGCAGAGAAACTCAATGGTCGCACTGCAATGATTGGATTTGCTGCTGCCCTGGTTTCTTATGCTACGACTGGTAGTGTGTTCTTTTTCGGACTCTTTGGTTTCTGAGTACTTGACAATGTATCAAATCTTGTTTACAATGACTAGCATTGCCTTCTTTGTATTGTTGGCATATTCCGTAGAACAATTATCCGAAACTTATTAAACGATGACTTTTAACATTACTCTCCGCACTCCTGATGGTGCTGAAACCACTGTCACTTGCGAAGATGATCAATACATCCTTGATGCTGCCGAAGAAGGTGGAGTTGATTTAAACTACTCTTGTCGTGCCGGTGCATGTTCTTCCTGTGCAGGTAAAATCGTATCTGGTACAGTAGATCAAAGTGATCAATCATTCTTGGATGATGATCAAATTGAAGAGGGATTTGTTCTCACTTGTGTTGCATATCCAACTTCTGATGTTATACTTGAAACTGAACAAGAAGAAAACCTCTACTGATGCACGGAAGTCTTGAACCAGAAGATCGAGTAATGGACACTCCATCTGTTTATGAACAAGTTGCTTCTCTTGCCCAAAAATATGGGTGGGAAGAAGGTGATAATATTGTAGTTGAAATGGCAGGAACTCAAGTTTCTGGTATTGATGTAGGTGAAGTGTATAACAAGAAATGGCAATCACCTATTGGGACTCGAAAGTATAACAAAGAAGCATTCATTGTTATCAAAAATCTTTCACGAGACCCATGGACTCCTTCTAAACCTATGGATAGAGAACATAAACCACAACATCCATATGAATCAGTATCAAATGCCTAATCCAAATCAACTCTATGATGATATGGAGAGACTAAATGCCCTTTACGAAGAACTCTGCTGGGCACATGATGATGAATTAGTATTCACTCATGAAAATGGTAGAGTCATTATTTACAACAAAACGCAGGAGCAAGAACAATGAACGAAAGAGCAGAACGTATTAATGGTTGGGCAGCAATGATTGGTGTCATTGCCGCTATGGGATCATATGCAGCAACAGGTCAACTTATTCCAGGTATTTGGTGATGATGTTACTAGCAACCTTTTTGTTGGGTGCTTTTATAATTCATTCCGTATTTACAGAAGACATTGATGATGACGATGATATGGGTGGTGGTATGTTGATACCAGCACAAATCCCAATTCAATAACAGACAAAAAAGACTT